GGGAGGAGGCCGCCATGTCTGTTCTGTTTTCCTGTGCGGCTTTTGCGTCTTGCTTGGCAAGGTACGCAGAGGTGCTGAGATACCAGCGCTCTTGCGTTCTTACCTCGGCATCGTAGGTGAGCCAATCGTCTCTCGATTGCAGGATTGCGTCGAGGTTGAGGATGTTTTTGTACGCTTTCTTCCAGCGCTCGTAGTCTTTTTCGTTCAGCTTGATTGTGTTGCCATCAAATGCGAAGCTCATTTTCTTTTTCCTTTGTTGCTGTTGCGATTGTAAATCTTTCCACCATGTAATGGTTGACGGGTTCCATGTCTTGCCCATCCCCCCTGTCGGATCTGCCTCCCCATTCAACCCTATCGGGCTGAGAGTCGAGATCCAAGTACGCAATCGTCCCACACGACCACTGTACAACCAACACTACACGCTTGCCTGTCGCTGACGCAAGAGATTTTGCATCGGCTACCTTGTGAACACTCAAAATGTATGTTTGAAATGTTCCGAATGGATGTGTTCGCGTCTTGATTTCCGCAAACCCTACGACTTCTTTTTTGCCATTCACAAAACAAAAATCTATCGGATACATCTTGGGGTTTTCTTTTGCTGTCACTCCCCACAGGAGTGCCATTTCGTTTGCGAGTTTTCTTTCTCGCGTTTTGTCTGCGCCTGTTTCATATACGGGCCTCATGTGATCTCCTTGTTGCGATAAGTTCAGATCGGATGGTGAGAGAAGGACGCTCCCCCCTACCCCCCTCATTGAAAAGGTAGCGAGAAGATTGTGTCAGATCGGACGGAGCCGAGCGTGGACATTACCGCGAATTTTTATTGCGCCGTTGCGGTCTTACCCCCTTGCGCATTGCTTGCTTTCTTTAAAAAAACATATCATCATCCACCTTGTCAAGCCCACCTTGACTCCTTTGTTGCGAAGGACGGCCCATCAGAGGACTCACCTATGCCTCTGGTGGGCCACACTCATCATGCTCTATCTCTTTGATCCAGACCTCCGCTCTAGGGTTTTCTTTGTCTAAAAATCTACAAGAACTAATCTGTTTAAACTGCCTGTCGTTCTCGTAAAGCAAGCCCTGTAGGGCATCAAGCAGGATACTGGGGTCAAGATCCTGTCGTCGTGATGGGTAGTAGATGTCTGCGTGAAAGGAAAGATCTCCCTCCAACATCTCATCCAGTTGAAACACTTGAGCTTTCACATCACTCTCAAACTGCAACGCAGATTTACTTTTGATGAAGCGCGGCTTACCTCCAAACGTAACCAATCTTCGGCTGTTTGATTTGGATTGTGCGGTTCCGTAAATTATTTTCTTGACAGATCTTTTATCCATGTGTTCCAATCGTTACCCATACCTTTCGCAACATGGTAACACAAGTGAACTACACAAATAAGTTGGGGCTACCTGCTCCACTGGCTGCGGCCTTGACAAGAGACAGCTATAGCAAGGGCGATGCTTCGTTCTCTGCTACTGGGCTGTTGCGTCCACCAAGAATGGCTGTCCTGTTTGACGACCCCAACAACATTATGTTTCGTGATGTGTCTTCAAACCTGTGGACTTTGTTTGGCACGGCGGTTCACTCAATCCTAGAGGACTCAAAGCACCCTGACTTCATCACCGAGGAACGCCTGTACTGCTCTGTGGACGGCGTAAAGTTGTCAGGTGCAATAGACGTACAACACGTTCAACCGGACGGCTCACGGATCTTACAGGACTACAAGACCCGCAAGGTTTATGGCGTGATGCACAACGACAGTGATGAAAAGCAACTGAACATCTACGCTTACATTGCGCACAAGAACGGCATCGAAGTAAGTGGATTGCAGATAATAAACTTCATCAAGGATTGGAATAAGCATGACGCTTTGCGCAAGCCCGACTATCCGCAACATGACATATGGATTCAAGACATTGCGCTCTGGCCTACAGCTAAGACCGAAGCGTTTGTGAAAGAACGTATCACAGCACATCAGCAAGCTATCGCTGGCAATCTACCTGATTGCACAGATGATGAGCGCTGGCTCAGAGATGAGAAGTTTGCTGTGATGAAGGAGAAGAGAGTACGCGCTGTGCGTGTGTTCGATTCGATGATAGAAGCTGAGACATTTATCTCGGCGCAGAAGGACGCAGACAAACACAGGGTAGACCATCGAAGAGGATCACCTCTACGATGCGAGCAGTTCTGCGATGTGTCTGATTACTGCGACCAATTCGCAGCGTTTAAACAAGGAGAAGAAGTTGAGTGAGAACAAATTGCTGCAAGCAATTACCCATATGGAAAACCTTCCCGACTCGGACAAGGTTGGGATTAAGGGGAAGTTGTACGCACAGGTCACGACACGGGTTGTTGCTTTTCGCAAAGCCTATGGTGATAAGGGCAGGATCACGACAAAGATCCACGCCTCGACTCCCAATAGGGTTTTGATTGAGGCGCAAGTTCACATCAGAGAAGGTGATGTTTGGCACTTGATCAGCAATGATTGGGCTGAAGAGCATCGTGATGACGGCCCCGTGAACAAGAAGTCTGCCACAGAGAACTGCGCTACATCAGCGATAGGTCGCGCATTGGCTGCGGCTGGCTTGGGTGGTGGTGAGTACGCAAGCTTTGATGAAGTGGACTATGCCATCAACGAAAAGACCGGATCGTCTGGCAAGAAACAGGCAGCACCCGTAGAGGCCAAGCCGAAAGCGGTGCCGCCAGCAAAAAAGGCAGAAGCAAAGGCAGCGTCTCCCGTACCCCCAGCCGTAGCTGAAGGTGATGCAACTGCATCGCAGGCTTTCAAGTCAGATGCAAGCGTGGTCATAGACAATCTCGCTGGCTGCATTACAGCAGAAGAGGCGAAGGTAGTGATTGACGAATACTATGCGCCAATAAAAACTAAGTACGCAGATCGCCCAGACTTTGAACCATTCAAGGAAAAGGTGCAGACCCGTATCCAACAAATCACAGCCAATGAAGGCAAAGCAAAGGGAGTTCCATTCTAATGGCATTTGAAAGAAAAGATTTACAAGGCGCGGCATTCAAGAACGACAAGAAGATCGAGGATTGGCATGCCGATTTTCGTGGCGACATATTAGTTGAAGGCACCGATTACTACCTTGACATAAGCAAGAAGGAGCCAGCAAATGGTGGCGCTACATTTCTCAGGGTAACTCTGAAGCCGAAGAATGCTGCGGCTAAAGCTGCTGTAGAAGGGGTTGTCGCCCAAGAAGCCAGCCCCTTTAGTGATGATGACTTTGGTCTGTAGTTATGAGCAAAATCAAATCATATGTGATGGACATTGAGTCTAAGCTAGACGACAACCAACAGGCCGAAAGGCGTAGTCGGCTGGAGCTTGCCAAGATTAATGTGACAATAACGAAGCTGAGAGAATCAAAGCCGGTAGAAGACGAAGATCTTTTTACGGCTATTGATGATCGTTTAAACAACTCCTTGGCGTTGGTTAATGATCTTGAAGCACTACTAGAAACTGGCAATGCATTGGTGAAAGATTTTGGAATCAAAATCGTGGGCAAAAAAACTAAGAAGTCGTAAGCATTTACAGCTTGTTAGGGATCAGGGCTGCTTGGTTTGTTACAGGCCAGCACAAGCGCATCACCTAACCTTTGTAGAAAAGGATGGGTTGCGCGGCATGAGGCGAAGCGGGGATCAGGATGCTGTTCCGCTTTGTGATGATCACCACAGACACCTGCATAGGCATGGAAATGAAAAGCGGTGGTGGGCTATGGAAGGCATAGACCCCCTCGCTTGGATAGAAAATTTTACAAGCAACAAAGGATATTATCATGGCTGGAAAGAAGAAGACGACGACGACGGAAGCGAAGTCAACGAAGAAATATTACACAACAAAGAATCAAATGATTGAGCAGCTTCACGCAAACATTGAAGCCGTTAACAATCAGCATCGTCTGGCAGTTCAAGACATTGAGATAAAGCATCAGGAAGATATTGATGCAAAGGACGACGAGATCAGTGTCCTTCAAGCTGTTGTTGATGAGGGAGATGCGCTAGTCGATGAGACTATGGATCGTCTTAATTTACTGGAATCAAGGCGCTTCTCTGAATGCTCAACCATTGATGAGTTGTGCAATCACCTGTCACCAGAAGACTTGAGGCTGCTATTTACCGCCCGAAGAAACAGCCTTACGTTTGGCATCCGAGGCGAGGGGGGAGAGGATTATCTCGTTAATAATCTATCGCTTGCTTGGCTTGAGGATGATCGGCCTGATATGCCCGTGATATATACGGATAGCGGCATGGTTAAGTTTGTTTTGGAGCGCCCTTACAGTAACAACTCAAGCGCTCACCTCCTCATAGATGAAGAGTGATAAGGAAATAAGGCGATTTGATCTGGAGGTTTGGATTACCAACGCCTCCTACATCGCTGTAAATGCAGAGAATATAACTGAAGCAAAGAGGATTGCTCTTGCCCAGTTTGACAAGCGCCTTGGTGAAAACTTTAAGCGCGTGGAAATACATGAGGTAAAACAATGAGCGCGGAGAACTATACCGAAAGCTTTGAGGGTAAGAAGTACGCATACCGACAGACCAAGGATGGCATGGTCGTATCCTTTGTTGTCCACCCAGATGACATGCCGAAGGAGATGGCTACCGCACAGATAGGTCAGCGATACATGGTCGTGTGTGCGCAGATTGATGACTTTGAAAATCCAATACCACCAAAGGCAACTACCGATGGTAATCGCGCAGTAGCTAGGGCTAACCTAATATGCAAAGATGAATCGTACATTCAGTGGGTGCGTTTAAACAACAGCCAGTGGCATGTTGTTGATGAGTCCTTGGATGATGTTGATTACGCAGCAGAAGTTTTACGGTTCGTCTGTGGTATAGCGTCACGATCTGAACTGAAAGGAAGTGAGGATGCTAGGAAGAGACTTGTTGATCACCTTAAACATTTTGAGATAGAGGTCTTGCTATGAGTTGGTACTCAGATGAACTAAGAAGATTGCGCATGGATCAGAACATGTCGTTGCAGCAGGTAGCTGACAAATCAGGATCAACCAAAAGCTATGTGAGTCAGGTTGAGCTTGGCAAAAGAAAGCCCAGCTTTGAGTTGGTTGAGACTATGGCGAAAGCCTTGGGCGCTACTATATATATAAAGCTAGAAAACCCCGAACTCCCGCCAGCCATAGCGCCGAAGAATAAGAAGAGGGCTTCGATAGCTAGTAGATTTATACTGTGAACTGGCACATTGCTTGTCTTTCTTGCGGGTCAGCTTGCAACAGCCTTACTTTCCCGACAGGTTGCGAGGCTTGCGATTCTAGGGTTGTTTTAATTACAGACAAGAGATCTAATGCAATGAGCAACAAAGCGCTAGAAGATTGGCTGGCTGCCGGTAATAAGCCGGAGCAAATAGCTATTGATGCGAGAGTTAATACGAAAGTCTGTATCAACTGCGGTGTTGCTCGACCTACAGAGTCATTTGTAAGGGTAAACAATTACTCAAGATGCGGCTCTTGTCTGGAGAAACGTAACGATTCGATAACTGAACGAAGAAATAACAGTACATAACAGGCCAAGGGACTTCCTCCCTATTAGCGGTTTCCCGTCGCCGTGGTCGGACAGGCGGGGCTACTTGCCAAACTTCTGCTTCTGCGATTTAGGTGGGGACTTTTTACTTCCACCTTTTCCGCTCCAAAATAGTTTGTCTGCCCAGTAGGCACCACTGGTTTTGCCTTTAGCAATGTTCTTCCCGTGACGCGCCTTGAAACTTTTCCGAGCCTCATCGCTATAGTTATGGCCCATCTTCTGATCACCAAACCGTATGACCTTCATCTTAGATCCATCGCGCACAGCCACTACAGCCTTCTTGGTCTTGTGACTTGGGGTGCGCTTGGGCTTGTTTAAACCTGATAGCCCAACCTTTTTGAGTCTATTCTTTTCCGCGTCAGTCAAACTCATTTGCGATGCCTCGCTGTTTTCTTTGCTATTTTCTTTGGCTGCTTTGAGAACTGCTTACCTGCCTTTGTGTCGGCTCGTTTCTTTTTGCTAGTAGCAGCGTACTCCTTGCTTGATAGAGCCGCTCTAGCCTTCTTCGGGAGATACCTTTCACCTGTTGCCTTCTTACCTTGTGTTGATGGCTTGCCTGACTTGGTTCCCCAATCTTCTTTAGTCCACTTCTTTAGTGACTTCTGCGACTTCTTGATTGCCATTAGGTGTAGCCCCCACCAGCATCTTTGTACGCCTTAGCCAACATCTGGGCTTTACGCGCCGACCACTGCCCAGCCTTGCCACCTTTGGTGCCTGACTTTATGCGGCTGAACTGGCGCTTACGCATAGCTGGCTTGGTATAGTTGCCAGCCTCGTTAACCTTAGACTTGGCTTTTACTTTGCCGCCCTTCTTGTATCGTTTAAACATTTACAATGCTCCCCGGTTACCCGGCGCGTTTAAACAGGCTAGTATTCACCCGTTCTTATCATTTCTGTAACCTCTACAGCGCGATTGCCTACCTGCTGGCTCCACTTGCTGTCCATAAACTCATCGGCAGCAACATCAAACTGCTCGCGGGACATAGCCTCAAGCGCCTTAACAAACCCACGCAAACGTGTCTGACCCAGATTGAATGAGATGTTCACCAAAGCGTCTTGACGCGCCTCATTCATGGCAGGGAACCAGAAGTAACTATCAGTAAGCTCCGCTCTCACGCGCTCGATGTCATTACTTAGGAGGTAATCAATCTCATCATCAGATAGACCAAGGCCCGACTCTGAAATATTTCGGCCCACAGCAATTGTTTCATACCCAGCGGAGCATATATAAGATTTAGAACGAACGCCTTCATGGCGTTTCAGCATCTTGACTAACTGTGTCATCAGTCTCTCCTTTATTCATTTGTGAATAATAACTAATTATAGATAAAACTTGTCGGATATATCGCTTAACCTCCGCCATATTTGATGAAAGGTTTTCGTAACCCTTCGTAGTCAAACCGTAGTAAGCGTTAGTCGGCGCATTGCCATCGTTTAAATCATCCAAGTATTCTTGCATCGTAGCAGGTGTCAGCACTGACCACTCTACCGGAAGGGTTGATATGGCGTTAGGTAACGGAGGATGATATTGAGCAGCCTCTTTAACAACGGTAACAACTTCAACCTTATTTGTTTCTGGTACATAAGGCTGGCCCCCTAACCATGAACAACCGCTAAGGAGTAGGATTGGTAATAATCTCAAGATCATTTAATACCCCTTTAGTTCCTTTGTTTATAATCTTCTCTATCAACTTAGGTTTTCTTAGGCTTAGTGTACCCATGTTGTGCTTGGCAAACTTTTGCCTAATGGACTCAACCTCCTGTTGAGACTGTCTATTCTCATCCGACAGCACACTAATCCTATCTAATACAATCTGCGTCCTAACCTCCTGATCAAGCAGTTCTTTATTTTGCTTGGCAATAGAGGACTCTAGGAGCATCTGATTATCAGCAGCCTGACGTAGCTGTATAGCCATTGTCTCTTTCTCGGCCTCAGACTTGTCGTAGTACAGCTTAAACCCGCCAGCCGATACAGTTAATGCGACACCAAGGATTGCTGTTATCTGCCACATTTTACGGCCTTGTGTAACTGCTTTGTGCTGGTGATTGCTGAGTATCTTTGCGACGAAGACGCTCGGTCACATTTCTCGACGTTCTTCCCGCTTGGGTAAGCGCAGCTTTCTTCTGCTTGTAAGATGATAAGACCTCGTAGTAGTTGCCTATTCTTCGCTCACGCTCTTGTACCGACAAGCTCTGATCCTTTCTCAACCTGTTGATCTGAGTAGTAATCTTGCTCTTCTCTCCATCCAAATAGCGTAGGGACATTTGTATTTGCAGAGGATCTACGTTGGTAAGGTTTAAACCAACAAAGCGCATGATTGCCTGACCCAAGGTATCGGCCTCTATGCCGTTTGCTTTCCTGTCTCCCTTCAGCGCAGTGTTTAACTTTGCTACCGCTCCATACTCTGTGTTCAAGAATCCGGGCAAGAGGTACTGGTTCGCAGCCCAGAACATAGCGTCTGTCATTTTGCCGCGACGATAGAACGGTTTCTCAATCGCTCCAGAAACAAACATAGGATCTTCTGGGTTCACGATTGGACGCTGTGTAAACGGGTCTAAGTTTTGAGCAGCGCCAGCCAGCGACCACGCTGGGCCACCAAACATACCCAATGTAGATGTCACATCTTTGATGCTGAAGCCTTGATCTTCTGGCTTCTTTGCACCGAACAATTGCTTGCCCCCTGATACAGAGTTAGCAATTAATCCAGTAAATGATCCCCAAGGATACAGGTAGCTGGTATCTAGGAACTGTAGCCTTCCCTTTGAATCCCTTGCTGGGACGGGGATTAGGCCCGGATTTCCCCGAAGATAATCAGGCATGGCTTTCTTTACAGCCTCATACTCTTCGTCATCAATATCAAACGCACTCATAAATAATGATGGTAACGCATACGATAGCGCGGCATATGGAGCAAACTTCATTGGATTGCGAAGCGCGGTCTTTGCCAGAACAGGCAATACCTTGTACTGGAATGTTAAGAATGGAATACCTACAGGGCTTTGACGTATAGCTCGTACTGTCTGAGGAACGTCAGAGTAATCAAACAAATACTCTTGCGCTCTCATGAATGCGTCATCTGCTGTGCCGCCCTCTCGTTCCATAACATCAATAGCAATAGCGGTCTTGCCTACAACCTCAATCCCTTGGTAAAGCTTACTTGCCTTCTGCGCCAATCTTGTCCATGTGTTTAGCTTTAGCCAACCAATCATGCCTAGATCTTTAGCGTCAACAGACCGCAAAAAATCTAGCATATCGTCCTGCATGAGAATCAATTCTTGATCAGTGAACGAGGATTGTTGTACGCCTCGCGCAATCATTGCCGCGTAGTGCTTAGAGTTCTCAAAGTCTTTGTTGTTGTACGCAACAATTTCTCTAGCAGCCTCAACCATTCTAGGTATAACCCTGTAAAATGGTACGCCAGATAAATGCATAAGGATCGCGTTGCTGAATGTGTTACGAGCAATAGTCGGAGGGTTCAATGGAACCTTAATAGTTTTCCATATCGCCGTAGCTTTACGCCCCGTTGACAGAATATTCACATAGGCTTGGTCACCTATGTTAAGCATTGCGGATGAGGCAACAACATCATCAAATATCTCTTGACGAACCAACCTTCCAGCCAACATGCCGTACTGCCTACCCCTTGGAACACGTTTAAACTCAAAGCCATATGTCTGCGTGATGCCAGATATATCTATGTTTGGATCGGTGATGTACTGCAAAACGCCGCGCTCTTCAAACGTAGTCCGAACCATACTGTCTATTTGCGCAGCATCAGATCGCAACTTGACGGCCTTGTCTGGATCAGCAGCCTCAACCGCAGCAGCAATGCTAGTCAGCGTATTAACTTGATCAAGTAAATAGAATCCACTTACTTTCTGCGGCTTGCCATCCGGCCCTGTGTATTCAACAACAAACTGATCATCTGCTACAGTCCACGCCTCATTGCCAGCGACAGAGTTCATAAACTCAATAAACTGCAAGTCTCTAACTGGACGTTGTATAGCCCTAGACACCAAGAACGCAGGGTCAAGTTCGTTAATAACCCCTAACGCCTCTTGAGCCTGATCCGTCATGTCATCTTTACGGGGTTTTAGATAACTAAATCTAGCATCCATCTTGTCCTCAAGAACATTCTTTAGATATATTCTTGGCAAGTAGGATCTTCTGTACTTGTAGAAGCTGTTCGCAGGTAGAAGGCCAGCTTGCATAAGCTCTAGGCCCAACTTCTCAATCATGTCTTTTGCTTTTGCAGAAGCCTTGGCTGCGCGAGGATCGAGAGCGCCCAACTGCTGCAATAACACAGCCTCTTGCTGTGCGTCACCTGTTGTAAGGTATTGGAATATCGCGCCTCTAAGCGCCTCAGTAGAAGCCCTGTTCTTGCTGCCTGACCTAGTAAGAAACTGATTACCGATCTCATCTCTGAGGAAGGTTGCAATGTTTGTTGACTGCGCAACGGTGCCAAGGTACTTGGCTCGCTCAAGGTAGAACTCTTTCTTCTGGGGCATATCTTTGAGGGTGTTGAAGAACGGAAGGCTGTTTATAAAGTCTATGCCCTTCTGTCTGCCATTTTTCATAACGCCGCGCAAGTTGTCAGTACCTTGGTTGGTCGCTGCTGTACGCTCGTTTTCTATTTTGGCAAAATATATCTCGCTTGGCGCACTTACTTGAGGCGAAGTCTTCATGTCTTCTGTAAGTGTGTAAAGGCGCAATGCGTTTCGTGAATTAGATACAGGTATCATGTACCTGTTTTGATACTCATCAGAAAACTCCCGCGCAGACTTCAGATCGCCAGTGTCTTCGTTTCTAAACATCGGCATCCTAGCTCCCTCTGGAGCGTCCTTATCTAAAGGAATGCGTTTAAACCCAGTTTCTTCTGCAACCTTGTCTATGATTGAATCATTTTCTGCAAGAGCTTCTTTTAAAGCTGTTGTCTCACCGCTTATTGCGGCAATCGGACGACCTCTTAATGGTTGAGACTGTATGTCAGACGCTTTTATAATAGTCGCCTTGCCTTCTGGAAGAATATCGCTTGTCCCCTCATACTGACTTGCTGGCAAAAACTCTCCGCTTGAGGAGCCTAAATACAAAAGATTGTCTTTGCTGTTGAATGCAATCTTGTCTTTTATTTTCTTTATTTCTTTATTACTTCCTTCGTGAAGACTTGCCAAAGCATTGTCTAATGCCTGCGGAATCTTTACGTCATAGACATTTTTAAAACCTCCGCCAACAGGTATATCAATAGCGCCTGTCGTTCTGTCCTTTGCGCTTGTTACTAACTTTGCTACGCTTTTTTGATAGTCAGTTAAGTTTGTTTCTCCATTGGCAATCTTATTGGCTTCCGCTTCTACAGACACAGCTTTGTCTTGGATGAACTTAATAAAGTTTTCTTGATGAAACTCTTTGCTTCTCGTTGCAGGGTTGTCTAGCTCATTACGCACAAGGACAGCAATATCTTCACCCAACCACTGATCAAGTGACGGGTTGCCTTCCATAGTTATGTTGTTGTTGCCAAGCTCTACTGAATCTCTAAAGAAAGACCCTCCTACTTCGCCGCCTTCTCGCGTCTTGCCAATCACTGGCTGTGTGTATGAGGCTATCCAGCTTTGAGCAAGTTGTGGATACGCTTTTGTTATAGCTTTTATTATGGCTAGTTGAGCAAGCTCTGAGCTAGTTGCTTCCGTAGCTGGCATAAACTCTGCCTTAATTCCTTGCATTGCTTTTTTTATTGCGGCTGCATCAAAAGAAAGCTGCGCCGAAGGTTCGCTGACAAAGTTAGCAACCTCTTCTTGAGCCTGTTCAAGTTTGTTTTGTGCAATAACATCACGCTGTTCTTCATCGACATTTAAACTAGACGGTGCCTCAAGGCCACCAAGCGCTCTTGCGTCGTCAAACTCTCCCGTATTAGGGTCTGGGTACGCGGGTTCAAATGATCCGTCTTGACGAAGCTCATTAAGCTCCTCTTGAATTGCCGCCTCTGTTAATACGACACTGACATTGCCATCCCCATCTACAGTTACTGCGTCAGATCGTAAAAATTCATTGTCAAAACGAGTGTCAGCTTCAAACTCCGCTGCGTTTAAACGTATTGATACTGCGGGTATTCCGCCGGGTAAAGAGTTAACGCTTTCAATTATACCGGACTCAACTAGCTCATGAGTGTTGGTAAACTTTGTCAGCACCAACCCATCAATGTTTGCTTTTATTGCGTTCCTGTATCGCTCAACTTGAAGGTCGCCATTGCTTACTGCGATATGATCGTAACCGCCATTGATCGCCATGCGCACAAGCTGATGCATTGCGAACTGTAACCGAGAGTTTTCTTTTTTCATTGGCAGGTCAGGCACTAACTTTCCGTACACCTCACTTGCAAACATATCCATCATTGGCCTGACAAGATTTTTTTCTTCCCTTGTAAGCGCCTCATAGTCGGGCTGACTTATCTCGTTGTCTGCATACAAATAGTCCGTTGCCATTTCGCGCATTTTTCTTTGCGCAGCCTGATGCACATCGGATTGAATTTCTTCTACAACAAGAACTGTGGTTCCGTCATCTAATACAATGTCTGCCAATCTCATGTGCATAAAAGCATTCCTGACATTAGGGAAGTGCATATGCTCAATGCCCTCGCCTTTTGTCAGCGGGGTTGTGTAAATAATATCCCTGTATCCTTCTAGCTCCTCCAATGCTTCGGTTGCGTTTTTATTCAAAAACAAATCACTGCCAACTTCAGCAAGCTCCCTACCGCCCATTGTTGTCCAAGCATAATAAAAATTAGGTTGACCGCCAGAAAACCCCATGCTTCCTTGCTGACCACCAACATAGCCAAAGCCAACATCCAAAGTGCTTGTCGGTGAAAAGCCAGCTCGCTCATTTTTGAAATCAAAATCTTGGAAATTTACTCCGTTACTATCAGTGTCAACTAACGTCAACCCTAGTAACGTCTTGTTAAATGGAGAGTTTTCATTTGCGTCTTCTGCGGAAATAGCATTGGCTAGGTTAAGAAGTTTTTTGGTGGTGCCGTCATTAAAAGTATCTACCCTTGATTGAACTTCGGCGGCATTTCCCCTTAACTCTGGAATTACTTGCTCTAAATCTCTGACAGCTTTAACTATAGATTCTGGGAATGCTTGATCTGCAACCGCTGGATTAGGAACTAGACTCACTACATTAATTGCAGTAGTCATTACATCAACAACGCGAGCCGCACCCCTACCGAGACGAAGTGAGGTTATTGCGTCATTTGCTATTTGTTCATACGCCTCGTTATTTCTGTCTTGCCTTAAAGCGTCTTGATATTCCCTTTCTGTTTGCGCATCTCTGTTCGCACCAATCGGCGCTCCATATATTTGGATCTCTACTACCTGCTCTCTGTCTTCAAAGAACTCTAGCAGGTCTTCACCCTTGACCGACTTGTCTGCTGGCAATCTGTTTAAATAATCACCAAGCCCAGAGTCATTAAACTCATCAACTTTAACGCCAGTTAAACGGCCAGCAACAGATGAGCCGCTCTTGGTTTCTTTGATCCTGCCCCATGCATCAGGTAAATATTTTTGTTCTCGTTGTTCTTCAAGAATTCCTTTCAGCTTAGACTTAAATGCTGGGCGCTGCGGAGTGTCGGGGCTAAACGTAAAGTTCCTGCCCATAACACCCGTTACTGTAGATGACGCAGCTATTGGCCCTTGCTTTATTACAGCAAGCGGCGTTGCAGAACTCATTCCTGTTGGGTCGGAAGCCAGCATTACACTCTTGATGCGCTTCACTGAGTCTTTGTCTGGGGTTCTCTTGCCAGCCCTGCCCTGACGTACCTGCTCAAACACTTGCTCAAGCTCCATAGGGATAAACTCCCCAGTGAAGTTTGATTTAAGCTGTTTAAACAACCTAGCTATTTTTGCAAATGCTCTGCGTAATGGCGGTGTGAATTCTGGTGGTATCTTTCCGTCAATATCTAACCCTCTATTATATAGGGCAGAAGAATAAGCAATAAGCTCGTTAAAGTTTTGGAACTCATTGCCCGACATGACAAGGTCGTATTGCTTTTGACCAAGGTGCTCAAGGACGATGCGCTCTAATCGTGGTTGATTGGCTATAAGCGACTTGATCTCAGAGTCATTGAGGAACCCGTTGTTAAATAAGAAGTGGGTTGCCTCATGGTACGCTACGTTTTCTGGGTCTAGGTGTCCGTCAGCAACCGATACAGCTACAACATTCCCCACCTGTAGTCCAAGGGCTTCGTCATACCCTACTTCTTGCCCATTAATTAGAAACTTTCTTTCTGCCCCTTCACCTGTAACTTGCCCGTAAAGCTGACTCGCTACTACAAGGTCAGCTTCTGGCGCTATATTGTTTACAATCTTCTTAATTCTTATGAATTGATTGTAGTCAATTGGCTTGTCTTTCTGGGGGACAAGTATGCTTGGCCCTTGAGGGGTATTAAGGTTTGGAATTGCAGTCAATGCTACGTTAGCATCAGAAGACTGCTGCGCTGGCCTAGCGAAATCTATATCGCCAACCAATTGATCTTGAAACTCAGGGTCTACAGAGAATTCTGTACGGGCTGTATTGTGATCGGCACCGTTGTCTCGTAGCTTTCTATACGCAGCCATGCCTATCTGCAAAGCCTTTGCGTCACCGCCAGAAAGCTCACCTATTGTATCTCTTATGTCAGCTTCTTCTGCTTGCGAAACGACAGCTACCGAGTCTTTCTGAAGCCTTCCTCTCTTTTTCTTCTTTGGCTTTTGACCCGTATCGTCTTGAGCTATCTGTTCAAGCTCTGCCTTAACTTGAGCGGCAGGGTCTTGAGGAGGAACCAAGTCTAGCGTTATATTTTGAGTTGACTCTGAGTCAGGAGTGGTTGTATCTACAGCCGTAGGCACCGGAGTAAACCTATAGCGTCCATTACCTAAAGATACTACCTCTCCAGTTTTAGCTAACTCTGTTACAGCGTCGTTTATAGGATTAAACCCTGACCGTAACTCGTTTTGAACTTCGCTGATCGTGAAGTCGCTTTGCACAGCAGTAGAAGATCTAACATCATCTAATGTATCGAAGGCTGTTTTGTAGCTCTTTCTGTCACCACTGTCTTCGGCTTCAGCTTCTGGCTGAACTACTTCAACTTGAGCAACTTCCGGCTGAACCGCTACGGGTTGAGCGGCTTCTACTTGTGGAGCTTGTTGCGGAACAACTGTGGGTATTTTAAATACTGATTGATTCGCTTTTCTTGCCGCTTCACCACGCTCTTTAACTTCAGCGGCAATCGTAGTACCCATGATTCGTATGTCTGCCTCGGTCATTCCGGGCAACGCAGCTTTTAGTTCGTTAATTATTGAAGCATCTTTCTTGGATTTCTTAACGCCATCCCTAACAATATAAAGCGCCTTATCTAAAAGCGATTCAAACTCAGGGATCTCATCTCTATATCGAGGCTTTGAATTTGCTACATCTTTTGAGTCAAATACAACTGGCTCAAACGCTGCTGGCTCTTCAGCTACAGCCTCTTCTACCACAGGTTCTGGCGTTACAGGCGCTGGTGCTACAGCCTCTGGTGCTACAGCCTCTGGTGTTACAGGCGTATCCGCTGTTGCTACAGGTGTGGGCGCTGGCCCTTCAGACGCTTTAGTAGAGCCTTCAGCTAACTTTGCAGCCCTTCTTTCTATTTCTTCTTCGGTCTTGGCTAGATCGTCAGCAGCTTTATTTGCATCTTTCTTTGCAGCTTTTCTTCCTTGATGCGTTACAACTTTTTCATGGATCAACGCTTTTTGATTAGAATCTAAATCTGATATTGGAGTGTTAGCATCTCCGGTTACTTCTTCAATGTATTGTTTTTGTTCTGTTTTATTTACCTTGTTGCGTTTAAACGCCTTCACTAACACTGAAGCTTCGATCTCTGGCCCGCGAGATACGTCTGTATCTGATACTACCCTGCCCAATACAGTGTCTTGATTGTCGCCCATAGTGCCAGCAATAAAATCACCGATCTCACCGCTATCAACTGCAAGCCCAGTAGCTACATCGCTTTCATTCTTTGCTGCTTTTTCGCTGATGTTCTGATCAAAGTCAGGGTTCCTGCGCTTCATCTCGGCTCTAATGGCTTTAATGCGATAAGCTTTGCCAGCCGACATGGTGACTTCCATCGTGCCGTCAGAAGATTGGAATATATTAAGAGCCTCTCCCAAGCTCATATCACCAGCATCGACAGCATCTAGCGCGTATTGTGGCAGCATCTGCCGTGTCTGCTCATCAATTAATTCTGTTGCGCTAAAGTCGCCTAACTCTCTGTTGTTAATCTTAAATCTAGGGGTAAGCAAATCCTTGTCTGATGCAAGAGAGTCGCCAGACTGCTCGTCAACCGATTGATCTCTAGGCACATTTACAAGGTCGTCGCCTACAGACAGGGTTACAAAGTCATCTCCAAAGTCTACAACTTGACCCGCTTGTTGGTTGCCATCTGAGTCGTAAAATGCAACATCTTTTTCTGATGTTTGCATATCTTTAAGAAACTCTTCATCTAAAGACTCAAGCTGTTCAGTACCTTGATCCTCTTTGTCAATTTCCTTTTGGTTCTTAGCGTACTTAACACGACGACCAAACAACATATCGACAATAGAACCAGCACCAGCGCCATAACCAAAGTCTGACAACGCGCTGTCACCAATGGGTTGGTCTGGGTTGTAATTGCTTTGCGCTGAAAGTTCTTGCAGCATCCCAGAGATAGCCTCTTGACCACCCTCTGCTCCAGCATTAGTTATGTTCTCAGTGGCTCTTCTTATATACCCATTGGTAACATTCTTTGCCATTGTATTGGGTATGCCACGAAGCAGTATCTCCATTGGAGCTAAGTCCAACAGACCAATACCAAGTCCAGTAGCTACCGCTAGGTTTCTTTTAGCTGTGGACACTTCATTACCTGCATCTTCATATGCTTCAAGCATTTGATTTGCAGTACCACCGCCCATTGTACTAGCGGTTACAACTGATAATGCTTTTAATCCTTTTGCATAACCTAGATTTCTTCTAGCTGCTTCGGCATAACCCGCGCCTTTTGCTGCAAAACCTGCCGCTCTAGTGCCAACACCTGCCGCACCAAGGCCCGGAACCAGTAACGGAACCATGCTGCCAAGCGCTTCAGCAAGCTTGCCTACCATGCCTTCTTCGTTACCTACAGCCTTCCTAGAATCCTGTATTAACTTGAGAGCTTCTGATGTTGCTGGATCTATTGCATCTTCATAGCCAGCAAGATTTGTCACCATGTCTGCTGTAGCAAACAAACCTTCACCAAGCGTTAATGTTCCTTGAGCTACGCCACGACCAAAGCCACGACCAGCTTGCATCAAAACATTTTGGCTTTCTTCTTCTTGTATAGGTGCAGCTTCGGGCAAAAATGCACGATCAAACCCGCCAAAAAGATTCAGATCTCTTTCTGGTTGCGCTTGAGGAGTCGGCGCTTGTTGTTGCGCAGGTTGTTGCGCAGGTTGTTGTGCAGGTGGCGCAAAACCAGACGCAAGACTTCCCTGTTCAACCTGACCAATATTTGCCTGTTGAGAGGGAAACTGAGATTGTGGTAACTGATTTAGATTATTAAACGCCGAAGTTGTTGCAGATGGATTTTCCGGCTGTTGCAGCCTTGAAATTAAAGCCTGTATAAACTCTTCTTGTGTTGCCATTTAATAATATTCTTCTGCTAAGGGTAGATTGGCGCTGTGTTTTGTGTGATGTAATCAGTTGAAATCCAAGGATGCTTTCGTTTAAACGACATCAATGCAGCCTCTTGCTGCGCGGTTCCTGTAGCCCTCATTAGATCACCAAGCTCTGGCCCAAATTTTTGAAGCATTGCCATTTGCCCAACACGATTATTATCCAAATAAGAAGCTTGTAATGATGCGGCTAATTGAGCTTCTTGCTGATCAAGAGGTAAAGTCTTATCTACATCCTTAGCAAACTTACCCATATCCTTGATTAACGTTTTAACGGCTCTGTTTTCTATTTGCTGTGCAGCAGGAACTCCCATCTCAGCATAACCTTGCGATGATAATTGTACGTCCATTTCATAAGGGTCTACTGTAGAGCTATAATCTACATTTCTAAAGCTTGCTTGAGCATCCGTAAAGTCATTGGATGTCTTTTGTTGGAATGCCCTGTAATCGTTTAATTGAGTAGCATTTAATTTATCAACTTCTAATAGGTGATTTCTATTATCAGTAAATCCTTTCTGAATCATTTCAAGTCGCCGCTGACCAAGTGTTGAGTTGGCGGTAGCAATTGTCTGTTGAAACTGTCTGGCATCCTGTATCTTTTTGAGAGTGTTTTCTTGTCGTTTAAACGATGTATTAGCTTTGCCTTGCTCTCTTGCGTATTCATCCATTGCGTGTTGATACAGTTCTTTCTGCTCTTGGCCTGTCATCTTGTTCATCACGCCAGCAGCGCCGCCAAATCCTTTGCTAATTGATGTTAAGAAGTCAGGGCTTCCAGATCCAGCGGCATCAAAAAATGCTTGAGCTACACCTAGAGACGTTTGTTTTTTAAGGCGGTCTTTAATGTTTTCTCTTGTAGGTAAATTATCTTCTAACGTTTTAAGTTTATCTACCGAGTCATCTACTTCTTTGTTATAAGCTTTTTCTCTTTTAATTAATGTTTGAAACATTTCATTGTCTAGGTTTGAAGTAATTTTATTTGTTACACTGTTTGCGGGGTTGCTAATATTAAACAATGCTGAAGCAAATCCATTACTGCTTTGTTCTTTATTAAACAATATTGGGTCATTTGAAAGTTGCGCGTCGTCTATTGCCGTAGTTGGCACATTACTGTTTGTAGTGTTACTCGGCCCTGCGGCACTAGTATTAATTAAACCGGCACTTGGCCCTCCGGTACCAGTAGATTGCGCTTGTAATAACGACGCGGCTCTTTGCGCTTGTGTTTGAAAGCCTTGCCCTAGCGCAGAGGGGTTTTGCCCAGCAGGAATAAATGCTGGTACGTTAGTATTGCTTGATAGTTGTGTTAAGTTACCGACACTACCCCTTGGCAAGCCACCAACACTCTTTAGCCTTTGTGCAGTTAATGCGGTTTGTACTGCTGCATTTTGTGCATCTATTTTACTTACAGGGTTTGGAATAGGCTGTTGCAAAGCTTGCGCTCCACCTCCAACAACTAATGTGCTTGACTGAAAGGGTTTATAACCAGTTCCAGCTTGATTAAACACATCTGAATACTGATCTAAGTTTCCAGCCTTTTGATACTGAGCAAAACTAGCCGCTAAAGCATCTTCAGTTAATCCAAAGTCATCAGGCAAATATGTGTCTTGGCTTGCCAGCAAGTCTATTGGGTTGTATCCCAACTCATCTTCTAGCATTTGTAAGTAAGCAGGGGAATATGCGTTTCCAATAGTGCCGCCACCAGCAGTGCTGTTAGCAAAGCGTCTGATCAAACCACCTGATTGCATACCGCCAGCACCCATTGCTTGAGCGAGCATTGCCATATCTGGAGCAGCAGGAGCACCCGGCTGCATTCCCGGAGGAGGCGCGGGTAGCCCAGCACCTTGCTGTGGCATAGGAGGCATTGCCGGTTGACCCATAGGTTGCCCCATAGGCTGTCCCATAGCCTGCCCTTGAGGCGCAGACTGACGCATAGCCATTTCTACCAGTTGATTAACAACAGGTTGTGACGGGCTTTGCTGACTTGACTGAGCGTCTTGACGAATATCATTACGAGCTTTCATCTCGCTTGCAGCAATAACGCTTTCAATACCAGAACCAGATTGTGCAATTTGCGCTAACGTCGTGTCAGGTAAGTCCTGAGTTCGCTCGGCTATTCGTAACAGATCTTCCATTGCCATGTTTAAACGTCCTATGCTCTTCCAAGGGATGCTGCCCCACCCAAGAAGTTAAGTAGTTGGCCTGATTGATTAGGGCCGGGGCCGCTTACTTGCGAAGTTTCAGTTCCATATGCTTGCGGCTGTAAACCTGCTAATAGTTGCGCATAAAAAGCTAATTGCTCTTTAGGGAAGTTTTTCTGCCCTAAGAAATCTTGATACTGACTGTCAAGTATTCGCTGCTCGTCTGCTCTCAAATCTGCTCCCATAGATGACAATGCGCCAAGGCGTTGTAGATCCATAGTTTGCTCAATTCTATCAGCTTCTATACCTGATAATGCAGCTTTATCTCCGCGAGCCAAAGCCATTGCATACGCCCTTTGATTAGAAAGATCCGCTTGCAAGCCTTGTTGACCAGCAGCCCTAGAAGCAGAATCAGCAGCTACTTGAGCTTGTAATGTTTGCGCACCACCCGCTCTTGAAGCAGCGTCAGTAGCTATGTCAGCTTGTATTTGTTGCGCACCTGCCGCTCTAGCCGCAGCATCAGCTAACTGCTGGCCTTGCAAGGTTTGTGACCCAGCAGCCCTAGCAGCCGCATCAGCCAATTGTTGGCTTTGCAAGGTTTGTGATCCAGCGGCTCTGGCAGCAGCATCAGCTAACTGTTGACCTTGTAAAGTTTGCGAACCAGCGGCTCTAGCAGCAGCGTCAGCCATTTGCTGGCCTTGTAGTGTCATTGCGCCTTGGCGTTGTTTTGCTGCATCTGATGCAATTTGTGCTTGCAAGCCTTGCGCTCCACCCGCCCTTAATGCCGCATCTCTAAGTTGTTGAGACTGTAATGTTTGTGACCCAGCGGCTCTAAGAGATGCATCTGATAATTGCTGCGCCTGCAATGATTGAGATCCCGCAGCGCGTCTAGCTGCGTCACTTGCAATCTGTGCCTGTAAACTTTGAGCGCCAGCGGCTTGACCAAATCTTGCCGTTGATTCTTGCGCACCAGTTCTCATTTGAGAGGCCGCTCTTCTAGCTTGATCCGTCATTCCCTGCATACGAATCTCGCGGTCAATGTCCTGACCCGCTAGTCCTGATGCTTTGTCAAATCCAGCCGCTAGTTGCGCTGCTTCTAAGTCTTGCTGCCTTGTTAGGAAGTCGCCTTCTGCTTGGGCATTTGCAAGCACGCCTCTACTACCAAAAGAACTAGCTCCACCTTGTTGTGAAAGCTTTGCATTTCTTGCTGCTGTTTGTTCTTGAAAAGACTTTAAAGATCTATCTCTTGCTCTATCAAGAACCTGCTCTGTGTATGGATTTTGATATTCCGCAATTCGATTTGTTAATCTATCGGCAGAAAATTGTTGTGGATCATAGTCAGATGTAATTTGTGCGCCTGTAAATCCGGCCCTAATGTCTTGAGGGTTATACCCAGAAGTCATTTCTCGGCCTTGATAACCACTTCCAAATGCAGCATTAGCAGGATTGTAAGCGCTGCTTATACCGCCTGCTGTATACCCACTACCAAAGTTGGCTTTTAAAGGAGAGTAGCCACCGCCAAAGTCGGATTTTGCAGGAGCATACCCACCGCCAAAGTTAGCGTCTTTAGGAGCATACCCACCGCCAAAGTTAGCGTCTTTAGGAGCGTAGCCGCCGCCAAAGTTAGCGTCTAAGGGGGCATATGATTCAGTTATTGTGCTGCCACTATATCCACTATCAAAGCTTTGATTAGGCAATCCAGTAGCAGGATTAATTGCATTCGGATTATAACCAGTACTTACAGTTTTATAATCGGGTACAAATTTGCCTGTAGCAGGATCTACTGCATTTACATTTTTAAAATAGTCTTGAGCGCCACTTACGCCTTCCAAAACTCTACTACCTACAGCATTAATGCCTTGGAATGCTTGTTGTTGTTCTGGGCTATACCCAGCTAAACGCTCCCCGCCATATGGGACATAGTCTTGTTGCAACAAAGCATCTGCCATTTGCATTTGCTTTTGAAGATAAGGATAAAACTCTTTAGGTATGTTTGAGTTTATAACTTCTGTTGTACCGGACTGCCTTACGTTTGAAGTTGAACTACCACCGCCGCTGCTACCGCCCATTAGCTACCTCCTTGAGTAACTCGTCTGCATTTACTGATAACAAATCAGACTTATCTACAGAGTTATTTTCTTTATTTTCAACTGGCTTGGTCATTACAATAAATTCTTTAGTAAACCCAAGATCTTTCCAAATCTTTTCCATTGCCGGAGCGGTTGATGTTTCTAATCCATCCATACCTAACTCAATTGCAAAATCTTCTACCATCTTAAATCCTTCACCCATCCATTCTTTAAGACGAATTCCACTTAAAGTGTTTAGATCTAAGTATGTTTTTCTTGGGTACGACTTAACCCCGCAAATAAAGAATCCTACCGCGCCTTCTTCGTCTCTAACGACCCAAACAAAATACGGGTCTTCTGCTATCTGATGAAAAATATCAGCAACAATAAATCTACCATGACTTCTTTTTTCTAATTTTTTTGCAAAGTGTGCTATCTCAGGCCATATAGCAATAATGTTATCTTTTGGTATTAAGTCAAAAGTAAACGCCATGTTTAAACAACCTTTCTTGGAACCCGCAGCATAGCCATTATATCTTCTGGCGTTTCATCTAATTCTGCTGGTTGCTCTGTTGTATCTGTTTTTTGCCTACGAATATTATCAATCATATCATCAAGCAACTCGCCGCCTCTTGTGGTGCTTCCATCACCTATGTGTGAAACAACATCCGCAGGTATAACGTATTCATCTCTTGAAAGCAGAACAGGCTCCATGCCATCAATAATGGCTGGGACAACATCGTCCATACCGCCGCCCATTCCGGGAACTAATCCTTCAAACACCGAGGTATCTACTGTTAAGCTGCCGCCATTTTCAAAATTGCGCAACCCTCCAGCAAAGGGCATATTCATTGCATTAGATGGCTTAATCACATTCCACCTCCAAAACCAATATTTCCAAAGTTAAAATAATCTTGCGGATTATATGGTTGCTGGTTACCTATACTTGTTTGATTAGGTATTCCAAAATCATCTGCTGGCATATCAAGATTAAAATATGAACTATAATCAAAGTTATTTCCAAACGGATCATTTGCAGCCTGCGCGTCTACAGCCATTTCTGGTTGCGCAGCTAAACTTGCAGCTTGTTCAGCCGCTTGAGCATCACTTCTAGCAGTCAACTCAGTCTCATTCATAGGTAGCATAAATGAAATTTCTTTGGTTGCATCACCTAAAAGCCTTTGATTGTAATCCATATTATCTATATCGCTTGCACCTCTAATTCCGGCTAAAGCGCCCGCTGTTCTTGGGTTGTACACTTGCCGAGTAAATGAATCTTGAATCATATCGTCAAGATCATTACCTACTTGATCTGCATCAGATGCTGAAGCGGTAGATGTTTGTGTCCCTGATGGTCCACCAAGAGATTCTGGGGCAGCATACATTGGCTGGTATGGATTAAAAGTTGATTGGTAACTACTGTTACCGCCGCCACCACCCATCCCTCTGACATTGATACCAGCCCTTATTGCTTCGGGTGTAACTGATCCATAATAATTTGTATCTGGAGTTAAGCTAGATGATCCAGTACCAAACGGATTTGAAAAA